AGGATCTTTATCGAGATGCTATGGCGTTAAACGTGCAAGACATCATCTCTGGAGCGTCAACAGCTACACAAATTCGCGCTGCGTATGAAAATCTCGACGCAAAATGCGACGAATTCGAAGTTCGAGTTAAGGATTTTATTCGACGGGTTCTTGATTTAACCAAGATTGACGATACCCCTACATTTACACGGTCGTATATTGTTAACCGGAGCGAGGAGATACAGACTGTAGTATCAGCGGGAACGTTCCTTAGCTCTGACTATGTAGTGACTAAAATTTTGACTCTTCTGGGGGACGCTGATAAAGTGGACGACGTTAAAGAACAGTTAATCGGTGACACAGCTTCGCGCTTTTCTGTTAGCACGGAAGCCACAGAAGACGTATAACGTCCACGAGTATTAGTGAGTGCGTTCCGTGCAAGGAAAAGCCAACGGGAGCCACAGGAGATATATGGGAGTAGGTGACTAAGTGGACGAGGGACACAAACTAACTGATAAAAAGCTTGAGAAGTTAATTCGAAAGTTAGATAAAGTATACAGTCAAGCGGCAAAAGAAACAGAAGTCAAACTCAATGATTACATGCGACGGTTTAAAGTTAAGGACGACATAAAACTGCAACAAGTTAAATCGGGTGAGTTAGACTATCAGGAATGGGTAGATTGGCGTATCGGTCAAATTATGGTCGGAAAACGCTGGGAAGAGATGCGAGACACTCTGGCAGAAGATCTTACTCACGTAGACGAGATAGCTACTCAAATGGTTGGTGAATCAATGCACGAAGTTTATGCGCTTAACCACAACTTTGGAACATTTGAGGCAGAAAAGGGATCTCTTGTTGACACTTCTTATACGTTATACGACAGACACACAGTAGAAAGACTTGTTAGGGATAATCCTACACTGTTGAAAGCTCCCTCATTAAACATTAACAAGGACTACCGGTGGAATGCACAGAATTTTCAATCGGCAATTACACAAAGTATCCTGCAGGGTGAAGATATTCGCAAAACTGCAAAGCGGGTGGCACTCGGAACTACTAAAAAAGACCGTAATGCGGCTGTTCGGAATGCACGGACAGCAACTACCAATGCAGAAAATGCCGGTCGGTGCGATAGCTACGAGCGTGCAGAAAAAATGGGAATTAAACTTAAGCAAGTGTGGTTGGCTGCGCTAGATGGGCGGACACGAGACAGCCACAGAAGGCTTGATGGCGAAAAAATTTCCGTAGGTGAAAAATTCTCGAATGGGCTGAGGTTTCCGGGTGATCCACAAGGTGCAGCTCATGAAGTGTGGAATTGCCGGTGTACCCTTATTGCTGAAGTTGACGGTGTAAACTATAATTTGGCAGATGACACACAACGCAACAGCAAATTAGGCGGCATGTCTTATGAAGAGTGGAAAAATGGACACGGTAGAACTGCACCCACAAAGGGAATGGGAGATGAGTATACAGGGCTTGACGACAACAACCAGCCCGTAATACCTAAATTTAACAATTACATGTTTAAAAACCACCCCGAAGTGTTTGGAGATATTAATGCATTAAAAAGCCGCATACAAAAAAATTACAGAAGAAAGTTTAGTTCACAGATATACATGATTGAAAATGACCCAGACGCTGTAGCCCTTGGGTACAAATACTGCGGTATTGACGAGTATCTAAACGCTAATTTTGGAAAGCAATTATATCTTGTGCCAAAATTTGAGGATTATTATAAACACGCATTAGCGGAGTACGGTCATGAATACGCTGACAGCGGCACAATTATGAATGCATTGTTTAGGTATAACATAGGCGCAAACCCTGACGGTTATGGAAAAGGCAAAGGGGCAAGATTAATTTTTGACAAAAAAACCGGATTATCAGATTTTATCGATAACAACCCGGATGTGCATTATAATGGTGGCACACTTTACAGAGGCTTAATGACAAATGGCAAAGGAATTAAAGACCTTGAAAAAGCAATGACAAAAGGCGAGCCCCTATCTATGCGAGGAGTCAGCAGCTGGAGCACAAATAAAAATATAGCAAAGGATTTTTCGGAGAACAGTCTACGTAAAAGTAAGAATCCCGTCATATTTGAAGATGTATCAGAAGGAGCAAGAAATGCGATGCCGTTCCCATATTCTTCAAGAGGATTTACGCCACAACATGAAGTAATATACAGTGGCAGCGCAGAGTTTGACATTTTAGAAATACGGAAGGAGAATAATGTAACCTATGTCAAAGTTAAACAAAGAAAAAAGTGATGACATTTTAAGACCTGAAGGGGAGAAACCATGCCAATTATTATCTGATAAGTGGGAGGAAGACAGCAAAGATGGGGTAGAATTTTTAAAAACGAGGGGTGAAAATGAGTAATTTTAAAATGACAAGCCACAAAGACGAAGTGCTCAATGAACTTGATAACGCTTTAGAAGTGGTTTTAGAAGAGATTGGGCTTACTGCAGAGGGGTTTGCTAAGAAAAAATGCCCTGTGGACACCGGCAGATTGAGAAATTCAATATCTCATGCCAGTACAGAAGACACTGCATACGTGGGAACTAACGTGGGGTACGCTGTGTACGTTGAAATGGGTACTGTAAACACAAAACCTCAGCCGTATCTCAGACCCGCTGTAACAGAGCACGCAAGCACGTATAAAGCGATAGCTGAGCGTAATTTGAAAGGGAATTGATATATTGTGCAGACCATAAGTTATACATGTTGTATTGTATCCCACAATTCTTTAGAATTGGGATACAATACAACATATTAATGGTTACAACACTGTATATTGACACGTAAAATATTTGTATGGTACAATAAATGTAGGAAATTCAGATAAAGAAACATCACGAAGAAAGGGGATTTCTATGGCGTTAACTCGCAAATTTTTAAAGGCATTGGGAATCGAGTCCGATAAACTGGATGAAATTATTGATGCACATGTGGAAACTGTCAACGGATTAAAGGAGGAGCGTGATCGCTTCAAAGAACAAGCAGAATCTCTCCCTGGCATCCAAAAGGAGTTAGACGACCTAAAAAAGGCTTCTAATGACAAAAACGATGACTCATACAAGGAAAAATACGACAACTTGAAAAAGCAGTTCGATGATTATAAAGACGCTCAAACAGCAAAAGAGACAACTGCGAAAAAAACTGCGGCGTATAAAAAACTGCTTGAGGATGCAGGCGTATCCAGTAAAAGAACTGGTTCAATTCTCAGAGTTAGTAAGGAGTTAATCGATGGATTAGAGCTTGACGACAAAGGCAACGTTAAAGACTCAGAAAATTTAACTAAAAACATTAAAAACGAATGGGCTGACTTCATTACGCAAGAGCATAAAGAAGGTGCCAGAACGTCTACGCCTCCCGGAGGAAACGGAGGAACTGTCCGCACGTTAAAAGACATTTACGCGGATAAAGAATTGGCTAAAGACACTACTGCACGTCAGAAAGCAATTGCCGAAGCGATTGAAGCAGACCCGGAGGCATTTTAACTTAAAGGAGAATTAACATGGCTAAAAATGGCTTGACAAAGCAGTCAGATATTACTATTCTGGCACGAGAAATCGATTTCGTATCGAGATTCACACGCAATTGGAACGCTCTGCGTGAAGTAATGAATATCATGCGTCCCATTCGCAAAGCGGCGGGCACTACACTTACAAGTTATACAGCGGGTGTTACCCTTGAGAGCGGCGCAGTTGCTGAGGGCAATGAAATTCCGTATTCGCAGGCTACAGTTACTCCTGTTTCTTATGCTGACCTTACAATTGATAAGTACGCTAAGGCGGTATCGATTGAAGCAGTAAGCAAATACGGCGCAACAGTAGCGGTGCAGAAGACAGACGAGGCATTTCTTAACGAACTGCAGGGTAAAGTTATGGAAGATTTCTATACGTTCCTCCAGACTGGTTCCCTTATCGACGCACAGACCACTTTCCAGATGGCGATTGCTATGGCGATCGGTAAAGTGCGTGACAAGTTCAAGAAGATGCATAAGAACGAGTCCAACATTACCGTTTTCGTAAATACACTCGATTACTACCGTTATCTCGGTTCGGCTAACATTACAACTCAGACTTCAGAGGGCATAACTTATGTAAAGGACTTCATGGGTGCCAGCACTATGATTCTTTCATCGGAGATCCCCGAGGGTAAAGTAATCGGTGTTCCTGCTGATAACATCGTACTTTATTACGTCGATCCCAGTGATAGCGAGTTTGCTCAGCTTGGTCTCAACTACACCGTAGAGGGCGAAACAAACCTTATTGGTTTTCACGCAAATGGCGATTACGCTCACGCAGTTGGTGAAAGCTTCGCAATCATGGGCATGAAGCTCTGGGCTGAATTTCTTGACGCTATCGCGGTGGTTTATATCGGCACTGAAACTGCTGTTACAACTGCTGAGACTGTAACCGCAAAGACAGGAACAACTACAGTGTTTGATTTCGCACATTCACCCGTTATGACTGTTGACGAGGTTAAAGTTGGGGGTACTGTTGTTACAACTGGCTTTACAAAGACTGACACGGGTATCGTATTTGATACTGCACCCTCTGGGGCTGTAACTGTTAAGTATCACTATGCAGCGGCTCCTGCAGGTGCATAATGAAGTACGTAGTTATTAAGCATTTTATTGACTTGCAGGACAACAATCACCCATACGTCACGGGGGAAGAGTACCCCCGTGCGGGGTTTAAACCTACTAAAAAACGGATTCGGGAGCTAACGTCACCCGAAAATCGGCAGGGTCTCCCGCTTATTGAAGCGGTTGAACCCGTAAATGGAGAGATTTAGCGTGGCTATATCTATTAATGATTTTTGTGAAGAAGTTAATAACTACTTCGAACAGACTCGGATTTTTGGAAAATTTGAAATCATAAACGGCAACATAGATTTAAACAGATATGGCATACAAGAGGGTCAGTATATACGGGTTGTAGGCAGTGTTTTTAATGACGGCGTTTATCAATACCCGATTCCTCCTGAAAATGGGCTTGTCGATGAAAAATTCGACGGCGCGATCTGGGTAATGGCAGTCCCCTCTTCTGTTGTTACCCAGATTGAAGAGGTTAACCAATGGGAAGCGATGAATCAATCCGTACTTAACTCCCCGTATCAGTCTGAGAGTTTTGGAGGTTATAGCTACACGCTGAAAACTGAAAACGCGGAAGGTGGCTTGAACTGGCAAACTCATTTCCGTAGAAAACTGGATAGGTGGCGAAAAGTACGAGCTTGTTAACTGAACTGATGGAAAATTGCTGTCTGCTTAATAAACAGACTGTGAATGATGATTACGGTGGTTATACCACTACATACACCGAGGGCGCAAATTTTACTGCAGCTATACGCTTTGACTCCAGTATTACAGCTCGTGCTGCTGAAAAGGCGGGGGTAACAAGTTTGTATACCGTAGTGACGAAC